GAACGCCGGGCGGATCGACGTTTTGTTGGCACATCCCGCTTCCTGCGCTTACGGGCTGAACTTGCAGGCGGGCGGCCGTCATGTCGTTTGGTTTGGGCTGAATTGGAGCTTCGAACTGAACGATCAGGGCAAGTGCCGGCTTTGGCGGCAAGGCAGCGAGTTTGACAAGGTTTTCGTCCATTACCTTGTCGTGCAGGGCGGCGTGGACGAGGATGTGATGGCGGCGATACGGGACAGGACCGACACGCACGAGGCGGTTATGCGGGCTCTGAAAGCTCGCATCAATAAAGTACAAAAAGAATTATAAAAAAAGATTAAACGAATTTCTATTTTCCACGCAAAATCGACCCTTTCCCGTGGCTATATATTGAAGGTACAACAATACTAAGCCTTCGGAAAGGGTTTTTATTATGCGCAGGATTAAATTACCGGCGAAGGACTATCTGTCTCAAGCATACCGTATCGACAAACGCATCGACAGCAAGATCGATCTGTTGCAGTCGTTACGAGACCTTGCCGTCAAAGCGGCCGCCACCCTGTCGGATATGCCGAGAAGCTCAAATCCGAACCATCACCGCCTGGAGGAGATTATCGCCAAGATGGTGAGTTTGGAGTCGGAGATCAGCAGCGACCTGAATCGACTCGTTGACCTGAAGCGTGAAATCTTCACGGTGATCAGATGCGTTGAGTCACCGGAACTCCAGTTGCTTCTGGAAATGCGATACCTTTGTTTCAAAACTTGGGAGCAAATCGCTGTAGAATTCCATTGTGACTTGAGGCACGTCTACCGTATCCACGGCAGGGCCTTGGAGAAAATCGAATTCATACACAGGACGTAAGCGTGTCACTAAATGTCATTGAATGCCACTATTGACTTCTGATATAGTTATACTAGCGAAAAATCATAGGGACGCACCCACGCGGGCGCGTCCTTTTTCTATGCCCTGAAACGGAGGAAATGACGATGCCGTATAAATCCAAGAAACCCTGCGCCCAACGCGGATGCCGTGAACTGACGGCGAGCCGGTACTGCGAAGCCCACGCCAAGCAGGAAGCCAAACACTACAGCCGGCACGGTCGCGACCCTGTCAGCAATAAACGCTACGGTAGGACGTGGAAACAGATACGGGCGATGTTCCTGTCGGTGAACCCGCTGTGCGAGATGTGCAAAAGCGACGGACGGCTCACGCCCGCTACGACGGTACACCACAAGGTCAAGCTGGCCGACGGCGGCACGAGCGACTGGAGTAATTTGCAGGCTTTGTGCCGTGAGTGTCACTCGCGGCTCCACGCCGGGCAGAGAGATTATTTTTAGACTCAGACGGGACGGGCGGTCTGAATCTCTGCTACTTCCCAGCCGGACAGCGCGCTCGGCCTTTCGTGTGAATTTTTCAAATATCAAAAATCAAAAAATCAAAGCGAGGTGACGCTCATGCCCAGCGGAGGGTATCGTCCGGGGGCAGGCCGTCCCCGCAAAAATCCAATGGACAAAAAACTCGAAGGCAAACCCACGACCGGCGCGACGGCTCCGAAACCGCCTGTAAAAAAAGTGGCGTACCAAAACGTCATGGCCGACTACTTTTCGATGGCCATGAAGGAGTGCGAAAAGGAAGTCCCATCGGCGGACGCCTTGCGAACCGAGATTGAAGCGTATATATCGGCTCGCGGCTGCGAGGGCTACGTCGCTCCGCAAACCATAACGGACTATGTGCTGAACAGGCAGGGTTTCCTTGCCTGCGAAGCGATGAACCGGAAAATCGGACGCATGACCAAAGATCTGAAACTGTCGCCTTATGTGACGGCGGGTCAAGGGTACTACAAGGCGATGCAGGCCGACTTTAATCTGATTACGCAAATCATCAACCGATACAGCAATAATCAGTGTGAAGAGAAAAACGCCTTCCTGGAACTTTTAAAGACGAGGGGGTTTTAGCGTATGCAATCAACCGAGAGATTTGAAAAAGTGAATATAGACCGGCTCGTCCCTTACGCGAGGAACGCCCGCACCCACAGCAAGGAGCAGATTCTTCAGCTTCGCTCGTCGCTCCGTGAGTACGGCTTCGTGAATCCCGTGTTGTGCGATAAGGATTTTAACATCATCGCGGGTCACGGGCGCGTCCTTGCGGCGAAAGCCGAGGGCTTCTTCGACGTGCCGTGTGTTTTCGTGGAACATCTGACCGAAGCGCAGAAGCGGGCGTACATCCTCGCCGACAACCGGCTGGCCTTGGGCGCCGGATGGGACGAGGAAATGCTCGCCTTGGAGTTTGCCGATCTGAAAGACCTCGGCTTCGACCTTGGCCTGACGGGTTTTGATATGAAAGAGGTCGAGGCGTTGTTTTCCCCGGAATTGAAAACCGCTCAAGACGACGATTTTGACGAGGACACGGCGGTCAAAGCCGTCGAGGAAGCGGGCGGCGCAGTCACGCGGCAGGGCGACATATGGCTGCTCGGCGCGCACCGCCTTATGTGCGGCGACTCTACGAGCGACGAGGATTTTATCGCGCTCATGGAGGGCAAAAAAGCGCAAATGTGCGTGACCAGCCCGCCATACGGCGTAGGCAAGGAATACGAGGAGAAAGGCATCGAGGCGTGGTTTGCCACGATGCGCCCCGCAATCAAAAACATCTGCCGGTATGCGGAGACGGTCTGTTATAACATCGGCGACCTTTTCGCCACGGGTTCCCAGTTCATCGAGCCGACGTTCGCTTATTCGGTGCAGTTGTTCGCAGACAACGGGTTCCGCCCGCTTTGGGTGCGGATATGGGACAAGAAACGGCAGGCGCTTTCCAGTTCGTCGCCTTACCACTTAGCCACGACGAAGCCTGTGGGCGACGCGGAGTATGTCGGCGCGTTTGCCGACGGGAACTACAAATTCGTGAAGCGGCTGTCCGTGGAGGAGCGGCGCGAATGGGGCTACACGTCTGTTTGGGACATCGCCTCCGTTCAAGGCTCCGCTTCCCCAAAAAACGCGCTTGACGAGCGAAACCACCACGCCCGTTTTCCTGTGGAACTGCCGTGGCGGTGTATCAAGATGCACAGCGACAAAGGAAACATCGTGCTTGAACCTTTTTCAGGCACGTTCACGACAGGCGTCGCTTCGGAGCAATTGGGCCGCGTGTGCTATGCAATGGAGCGCGAGCCGACATACTGCGACATCGGCGTGGCTCGCTATCACAAGTTCGCGCCGAATATCGATGTGTATTTGCTTCGGGACGGCGAGAGGATATCGCTGAAAGAAACGGGGATGAGGATATGCTGACGACTGAGCGCATGGAAAAAGTTAATACCGACAGGCTCGTGCCGTATGCCCGAAACGCCCGCACTCACAGCAAAGAGCAGATTCTACAGCTTCGTTCCTCGCTACGTGAATTCGGGTATGTCAATCCCGTCATCGTGGACAAGAACCTGAACATCATCGCGGGACACGGGCGCGTAATAGCGGCGAAGGAAGAAGGGCTGACCGAAATCCCCTGCGTGTTCGTGGAGCATCTGACCGAGGCGCAGAAAAAGGCGTATATCCTCGCCGATAACCGTCTCGCCTTAAGCGCCGGATGGGACGAGGAAATGCTCGCCTTGGAGTTTGCCGATCTGAAAGATCTCGGCTTCGACCTTGGACTGACGGGTTTCGACGAAAAGGAAATAGAGAAGTTATTTGATATTGGCACTGATGCTGAGGAAGATGAATTTGACGTAGACGCCGAACTTGAAAAGCCGGCGATTTCCAAACTTGATGATGTATGGACTTTAGGGCGGCATCGGCTTATTGTCGGCGATAGCACCAATCCGGAAACCTACGCCGCCCTTATGCGGGGCAAGTTGGCGAACCTGATTATGACCGACCCGCCATACGGCATCGACTATGACAAAGGCGCAGCGGGCAAAATCAAGAACGACAAATTTGACAACGACGAACTGTTTTATATATTCCTGTTTGAAGCGTTCAAAAATATGGGCGCTGCTCTCGCCAACGATGGCGCCGCTTATGTTTTTCACGCCGACAGCAAAGGGCTTCCGTTCCGTCAGGCGTTCGAGGACGCGGGGTTCAAGCTGTCGGGCTGCTGCATCTGGGCGAAGAACACATTCACGCTCGGCAGAAGCGACTACCAATGGTGTCACGAACCGTGCCTATATGGTTGGAAAAAGTCCGGTAAGCACAACTGGTACGGGGATCGAAAGCAATCCACAATTTGGCATTGCGATAAACCATCCCGCTCGGAAAAACATCCGACGATGAAGCCCGTGCCTCTGCTCGCTCCGCCGATACAGAACTCGACGCAAACCAATGGCGTGGTGCTTGACCCCTTTGGCGGCTCCGGCAGTACGCTCATCTGTTGCGAGCAGTTAAACCGCCAATGCTATACAGTAGAACTCGACCCGAAATTCGCGGATGTGATTGTGAAGCGCTACATCGAAGCCGTCGGTAATTCCGGCGGCGTTTTTGTGGAGCGGGACGGTGGTCAAATTCCTTTTGCGGAGATGACCACGAGCGATAAAGACTGATATTTCCTCGATTTTCGGCACATTTATTTTCACGAAATGACTTGCTATTACAGCCGTTTAGAGTGATTAATACAATCACCGAACGGGCGCGAAGCCTGCGGAAATCAAGAAAAACGGAGGAAACGAACATGAAAATCAGCTACAACGTAACAGGCGCGGATCGCAAATCACTGGTGGCGGCAATCAGCCAAGAACTGAACGCCCCGTCAAAGTACCTCGGAATGCCCACGGCGGCTTACGAGGTCGGTGGTTACAACATCGACAAGACCGGCACGGTCACCGGTGAGGACAACCGCGAATTGGTCGCTGACCTCTGCGGCTTGCACGATTTCAAAGCGGTCGGCGAGGAATACGACTCGCCGCTTGCCGAAGCCGAGGAAGCCCCGACTTTCGAGGATTTGAACCTTACCGAGCGCGAGGAACTTGGACTCGGGCAGGAACGCCGCGACTATCC